TCTCGCGTTGTAGCCTTGTTTCTTCATGTTACCTCCTTATCCTTGTTTAAGTTTTTTAATAGTCTTCATCGATGCTTCTCGAATTTCAATTCTTTTTTCCTTTTTCTTATCAGGATCAATTACTGGCATTCTTGTATTAATCTCAAATTTTTTTCCTGGACCTTTAGGTTCAATTGATTCAGCCATACTTCTTCCCTATCGTTTTCGCCTTCGCGTAACCCTTCGTTTTATTCTCGTTTGCTTTTTGTTTCTCACTCGCTTTTACTTGTTGACCGAGCGCACCAACTGATTGGAAAATACCATGCATTTCTTCGGGAGTATCTTCGGGTATAGGATCTATTGTTTGAAATTGTGGTTTTCCCATAACTAGCCTTTTAATTTACTAATTAAATGTCGATTAACAGAAGCATATTTATTACTCTTGTTTTTTTCAACGTCATAGACTGCTGCATCTTCACCTTTAGAAGTTACTTTTTTAGGTTTAATTGAAGGAATATCTCTATCAATTGTCATTAAAATATAATCATCTGCATTATTTTTTTTAGTCATATTATAACCACTGTGTCTGAGCTTCTCCTGCTTTACCTTTTTTAGCTCCGTCCCCTTTTAATTTTCTAATTAAAGCTCGATTAGTAGCATTATACGAATTGCCTTTTGTTTTTTCGACATCGTACACTGCTGCTTCTTCACCTTTAGAAGTTACTTTTTTAAATTTACTAGCCATTATAGTCCCTCCACTGTGTATTTGATTTTAGGAAGAAAGGAGTATTCTGTCGATCTACGTGATTCTTCTTTCACGACCTCGTCTCCTGGATCCATCATTGCTTTTTTAATCATTGCTGCGTCTTCAATCGCACCAGGGAATTTTGCATAAAATCTTCTATTCGCTGCCTGAACGTCTTGAACGCTGTATGTTCTTGTTCCTATCTTAGGTGATTTTCCCACCTTCTCAAAAGGATTTTTACTCATCTTTATATACCTCCGATGTTGCTACTTTGTTACTAACTATACTCTGAAATGATGTCGATAGAAAGCTTGGAATGATAAAATCTGAAACAATATTTTCGGGATGTTTCGTATTCCAAGCGATACAGGGAACTCCCTTTTCGTCCCATACACATAGGGCGTATCCTCGCATTTCCATACTATTACTTAATTTCGCTGTATTTTTAAGTAAGTCCATTCTTAATAGTTCGTCAGTCTTTCTTTTCGCTTCTTCTGCGATCTTCTCTCTATTGACGACTTTAAGAGTAATAATGTTTTTTAGGTCTTTTAATTTTCCTCTCATGTCTTTCCATTCTATCATCTGGGTCATCTGGATGTACAACTAAAAATCCATCCCTTATACGCATTAACGCCTGTACAACTGTATCTACTATATCGTCGTACTTTCCATAGGGAAAGTGCGCACATTCTTCCATAACAGATGATTTAAATTCATCGTCCAAAATATGAACGAGTCCTGATTCCATCATTGGCGCGACGCTATGACAACGTGAAACTTTATCTTTCTCGGGTTTAAATTCGACGACGGGAAGACCCGATCTCCGTAGATCCTGGATTAGTGATTGACCCGAAGCACGTTTTTCTACTAAAATCTCATCTGGCTTATAATGAAAAAAATTCTCGCGGGCACGCTTTCTTAAATCGGGATATTCTAGACGTTCTTTCCATGCGTCGAATAATAAAATCGCAGGATGAGGAACTCCATTCTCGTCCCGTTCGTTATAGACTCCCCACGTTGTACATGCAGTGTAATCCGCAGAAGACCGCGTCGAGAACGCTGTGTCATAGGATTGTAAAACATACGAACATACAGGCATCTCCTTATCGGTATAAATTTTCCACCAGTCCCTTTTTAAAATGGATCCTTCTTCTTCTGAAGGTTTCTGCTGATAAAGTGCTGTCCAAACACGCGACCCGACTGTCTCCTTAATTTGTTCAAGTTCTTTTAATGAATAAGCATCAGCCCATAAGGCATTTCCACTTGCATCAATCGCTGGAAGATCGAGTACTTTCCAATCCTCTGAACTTTCGTTGAGAATATAACCAGCAAGATCGTCCTGGTGCCAACGGGTCTGGATTAAAATAATCTTTCCTCCTGGTTGAAGTCGTGTGTATGCGACTGACTTATACCACTCGATTAAATTTCTTCTCTGGACTTCTGACTCAGCATCTTCGCGTCCTTTAATCGGGTCATCAATAATCATAAGGTGTGCGCCTCTTCCCGTGATCGCTCCTCCTGCACCAACAGCAGCGTACGTTCCACCGTGGACAGTATGAAAACGTTTCGCTGACATGGAATCTGAACGTAGTCCCACATTTGGAAAAATCTGGTTAAACTCTGGAGACTGAACATAGTTTCTAACTTTACGTCCGAAATCGTCTGCCAGCTCCTGGGCGTAAGTCGCCTGGATTACAAAATGTTTTGGATTATTCCCTAAATACCATGCGGGAAAGAACTCTGAGCATAACATGGATTTCCCATGTCGAGGGGGCATAAAGATAGCCAGTCGCTTAAGGTCGCCTCTCTCAAGCTGCTCAATATGATTTGCAATAAGTCGGATGTGTGCGGGCGTCTTATAGCTATCGTTATACATATAGTTTGCGAATTTAAGGATGTTTGAACGTGCACCTTTCGTTTTTAATCTGTTCGTAAGATGTTCTATAACTTCGCCTATACGGCGATCTTTCGTTTTCTGAAATAATGTTATTGCGTTTTTAAGATTTGTTTTTGTCGTTTCTTTTAAGTGCTGCATGGATCCCGGCTCCTTTTACATTCTTAGATTGTACCATCTTCTCAAAGGGTTTTCTAGCCCCCTTAAGGACTTCACTCCAAAATTTAGAGGGTTGTCCGATCTTAGTTAAATACCAGCCTATTTTATGCATCGAGTGTGTACGAAGCTTTTGATTTTTAAGGGAGTCAAAATCTAGAGGATCCTCGGGTTTAAGTTCCTTGTATACTCTCGATTTAAAAATTTCGTCATTATTGTTTCCTGTTAGATCAGCGCGGTCGTGAAAGCATTCTATATCGACACGTTCGAAAATATCAAGTGCGTAAGCAATCTCACTTAACCATCGATCGTTCTGAGGATTATTTGAGACATAGTCGAGAAGTAGAAACCAGTCCCTTGGAAAAATGGGAAAGATCGCATAAGGGTGCCCTTGATGATTGTCTCGTGGAGCAAGAAGTTTGAATTCGTCGCCGTGGGTCAGGATGATCTCATCCCAATTCTCGGTTCTCATTAAAGCATCGTCATTCCAAATAAATAGCCACTTTCCCTGACTTGCTGCAGCAAGCGTATTCATATACTTATGTAAATTAACATATCCAATGGGCTTGAAACTTATGATCTTTTTACGAACATGTTTAAAGACACTATTAACAAACTTTGCTGATTCAACGTCATCCTCATCAATAGCGAAGATAATCTCGATCCTGGTAGGATCCTTTGCATTCTGAACTAAGCTATTTATAGATTTTTCTAAAAGGTGCTTTCTTTTTCGAGTAGCCAATAAGATAGATATGTTCACTCTATGACAATAGAGTAAAAAGATACTATACGAAACAAAAAAGATTATATCGCTATGATAACAACAATAGCTATGATTACAGCAGCTATAATTTTTTTCTTATGTGCTCCCCACCAATCGACGGGAGTTTTTCCAAATAAAAACATAGAACCTCCTATATTAGGGATCCCTTATAGAACAAGGGCAATCACTAGTACAATTATAAAACCGATCACAAGCTTCTTATGTTCGGTCCATAGGTGTTCTATTTGATTTAAAAAATCCATATATCCTCCTATTAGGGATCCCTTATACTATATATAGACTTATATGGATATAACTGATTCACCATCTTTCTAGCCTTACGTCTAGAAAGAACGCACACTTTCGCTTTTAAACTTTATATAAAGTTTTTAATTTAAACTTAATACGATTTTTTATTCTCGTTTTAATTCTTAATCTATTTTATTTTCTTTTTATTTTAATTAGTCGTTAGTAAATAAAAAAGCGTAACGATTATTAAGTCGTTACGCTTTTATTCTTAGATAATTATTTTAGATTATTAATTAAATCTTTATAATAATTATTAGCTTTAATAATCTTATCTCTATTCTTAAAAGATTTATTATTATTAATAAATTTACTATTACTATTTATTAATTCTAAATACTTATCTTTTAGATTAGAACGTAAAGCTTTTTTCGATAATAAATTTACGTTCTTTAATCTATTATTACTTAACGTATCGTAAGTATAATCGATAGAACGATAATTATTTTCGAAAGCGTTTTTTAAATTAGTAGAATATTTTACTAATTCGAATATCTTATACGCTTTAGTATTCGAACGTTTAATATTAACTAATCTAAAAAGAATAGTATCGCTACTATTATTACGTAAACTAATAGCGACTTTATTTTCTTTTACTTTAACGAGTTTATCCATTTCTAAATTCTCCTTTCTACTTAGAATACTAAACTTTTTTATACTAAAGTAAAGAACTATTTTTGCTTGATTCTCGTATTACGAGAGTTGTGAGGTGTGAGGCGGAATGTGCGTTGTTCTTATAACGCACACCCTATTAGAAATAGCACGATTAAAATATAGAAGATCAATTCACGACAGTACCATAAAATCATTCGTCGTTATTCTCCATATAATCAGCGAACGTATAAAGCCCTACGCCCGCCATTATTAATACAACGCCAATCGTTAGTAATATTTCGAACATAATTATCTTTCTGTTATAACTAATTATAAACTACTGTTCGTTAAGGGAATACAGATTTTTTATTAGGTATGAATCCTCTTGAATCCCTATGATACCTATACCTATATCTATATCTATACCTATATCTATATCTATATGATAGGAAAGGAATCAATTTGAGTCAAGAATCAAGAATCAAAAAACCCCGGGCGAGATTAGTCGCCCAGGGCTGTTGCTTGTTATTTAAGCTTGCTGATTAAATCTGAATAATAAGATTGTGATTTTTTAACTTCATCACTGACTTTATTATTTTTGATGTAAACTGCGTTATGATTTAAGAGTTCTTGATAAAGCGGTTTCTTTGCTTTATTAAGCTGCGTTGCTGAGAGTAAGTGTGCTCTCTTGAATCGATTATTTTTTGTAGTGTCGTATTCGTAATCGATTGAACGGTAACCCTTACTGAAAGCTTCTTTGAGTGTTGTCGAATTTTTAACTGATTCGAATACTTGAAAAGCTTTTGAGTTGCTTCTCTTAGGATTAACTAATCTGAAAAGTATAGTTTGACTAGCTATGCTTCTAAAAGAAACGGGAACTGCGTTCTCT